AGATACGAGAATGCTAAGGTATACCGGCTCTTTGTTCCTGGCTCACCAGAGAGTTATGTAGGAAGCACGTGCTGGGAATTAAGAAAGAGACTTGATGCTCATAAGTATGCTTACTTTAATCCAAACCAAAAACAATCTTATTCTGCTCTTATATTTGCTCTTGGTGAGGTTCAGATTGAACTTCTTGAAGCATATCCTTGTAAGACCAAAGAGGAATTGAATGCTAAGGAACGAGAGTGGATTGAGAAGACTGCTGGGGTAGTCAACAAGAATATCCCTGGAAGAACTCTAAAGGAGGAGAGGGCAGCCAACAAGGAGAAATATGCTCAGAAGTGTAAGGAATGGCGAGAGGCAAATAAAGAGCATGTAGAGGAGTATGACGCAAAGTATAAGGCTGATCATAAGGAACAGGCTGCTCTTGCTCATAAGAAATGGGCAGAAGCCAATAAGGCTACTATCAAAGCCAATAAGCAGACAGTAATTACTTGTGCTACTTGTGGCGAAGAGACAACCAAGGGGAACAAGTGGAGACACGATAAGAAACACACTTAATACGTCCTCTCAGGTCTAGGATCGCCACGCCGTCTCAAGAATACCATTTTCATATCTGTATCATAATACCATCCAAGAGCATATGTCTGATAGTCATTCTCAACAAAGTCTATGGCCTCTTCCATACTGTAGCAGATCTTGGCCTTGCTATAGCCCTCTGGATACTTACACATAGCAGAGTATTTGCCATCCTTTCCATTATAGATGTATTTACCTTTCACTGGATTACCATTTACATCCTTATACAAGTTAGTTTTCATCTGATCTATATTATGGCAAGGCATTAAGCCTCTCTTCTGCCTTCTCAAAAAACTTCAAATCCTTTTCTATTCCAATAGCACTACGGCCCATACTGAAAGCAGTGAATACTGAATTACCAGAGCCAAAGGTGGGATCCAAGACAGTGCCACCTGCCGGACAGTAGCGCTCAATTAGAAATCTGTAGAGGGCTTCTGGCTTCTCTGTTGGGTGGCCGCCCTTCTTGACTGATGTAGGGTGTTCAACCACAGATAATACGCACCTCTTGTCAGCTGTAGATGTTATGGTGCCAACTGGTGCGGTCATTGATTTCTTACGAGACGCCAAGCCATAAGTGCCATCTGTCTTAGCCTTTCCATACTGCTTATGCTCTACAAATTTCATATACTGTGGTGGCTTGACTACAGATAAGACACAACGCTTACCTGTGTTATCTGGTGTTTCATAATCCCCCTCAACGCCATATTGTCTTGCTCCTGTTCGCCCCTTCAATCCACAGTTGGCTTTGAAATCTCCAATGAAATCCTTGCGCTCATAGAACGCCCCTGCCTTGCTAAAGAGATAGATCATCTCGTGGCTCCGCATCGGCATCTTGTTAGCTGATAGGAAAGAGACCCCCCTCTGCTTGTCCCAGACCAAGTCATATCTGAACTCATCTGGATTGCTTTGGATGAGATCAAAGCCAAACTTGGTAGTGCAAAAGTGTATAGTCGGAGAGTGATCTGATTTGCGTATGCGTTTCACTTGCTTCCAGAATTGCTCCAGATTGATCTTGATGTCCCAGGAGCATCCAGATCCTGACTGCTTAGCCAGTTTCTGAGTAAGATTAGTTCCTTTGTGGCTTTCTCTGGCAAACCCTTTGCTCTCTCCACTCTGATTAGTCAGACACCCATACGGCAGGTCGCAGATGATCAAGTCTACAGATTTATCTGGAATAGTTTTCATGACTTCCAGGCAGTCGCCGTTGTGTAGTGTTAGTTCCATCTAATCTACGAGAGATAAAAAATATTATGGCAGAGCATTAAGCCTCTCCTCTGCCTTCTCAAAGAATTTCTCATCCTTTTCTATTCCGATGGCACTACGGCCCATGCTGAACGCAGTGAACACTGAATTACCAGAGCCAAAGGTGGGATCCAAGACAGTTCCACCTGCCGGACAGTAGCGCTCAATTAGAAATCTGTAGAGGTCAGAGGGTTTCTCTGTTGGGTGGCCGCCCTTCTTGACTGATGTAGGGTGCTGAACTACAGATAAGACACAACGCTTTCCATCACCACCTTCACTATCATTCCTTGTTGCCCCATATTGTGTTGAGTGTCTGGACTTGTCATCTGACCTTGTTCTTACCCAACTCTGAAAGTTTCCAGATATATCTACTCTATTGTAGTAAGCCCCAGCCTTGCTAAAGAGATAGATCATCTCGTGGCTCCGCATCGGCATCTTGTTGGCCGATAGGAAAGAGACCCCCCTCTGCTTGTCCCAGACCAAGTCATATCTGAACTCTGCCTCATTGCTCTTGATTAAGTCATATCCAAACTTGGTAGTGCAAAAGTGTATAGTCGGAGAGTGATCTGATTTGCGTATGCGTCTGACTTGCTTCCAGAATGCGTCCAGGTCTATCTTGATGTCCCAGGCGCATCCATTCTGACCATCACCTTTATTGGTATACATCTTGGAAGTTTTACCTTGCGTTGTAAGACACCCATACGGCAGATCACAGATGATCAAGTCTACAGATTTATCTGGAATAGTTTTCATGACTTCCAGGCAGTCGCCGTTGTGTAGTGTTAGTTCCATCTATTCTACAAAAGATTATATTCTCCATTAGATGAAATTGGTCTCTGTCCATCCAGCACACGATGGCGTTCACAAGTATGTCGCAACATTTGATGCCGACGGCCACAAGAAGCACACCAAGTTTGGTGCCAAAGGTATGGACGACTACACCAAGACCCACGACAAAGAGCAGAGAGCCAGATACAACAAGAGACACCAGAAGGATATGACGACAGGTGATCCTACGAGAGCTGGGTATCTATCCAAGTATCTGCTCTGGGGTGAAAGCACCAGCATGATGGCCAATCTCAGGGCATATAGAAATAAATTTAATCTCTAAACTAGAGTATAATGCTACCCGATATCTGCCAGAAGTGTAAGACCGAAGAAAACGTCCAGAAGATGGAATTGCTTGGCCGTCTTGTCTGTCTCTGCCAGAAGTGCTTTGCTGAGATGATGGCTGCTTCGCAGCAAAGCGTTTCCACATCTGAACATTATTTCACCACCCCTACGAAAGATCAAGGCAAGGCTCTTGACGAGGCCGTGGCCTTCGGCACCTCTAAGCCATGGGACATGTCTTCGATCATCTGGACGCACCAGAATGACGCAGGACACCACTGTTTCACGATCACCTACATGCCAAAGTTAAATTCTAAGACATCTACAGATGGAATGGACTAGAACCAAAATCTGTATCCCTTCCTACGGCAGAGAGCATACTCTCAAACAAAAGACACTTCGGTTCTTGAATGATGTTCAATATCCCAAGGATCTGATCTATATTTTTGTTGCGTCTGAAGCTGAAGCAGATACCTACGGACATCTATTACCAGAATACCAGATTGTCCTAGGTGTCCCTGGTCTGAAGCCCCAGCGCAAATTCATCTCAGATTGGCTCCAAGAAGATGAAATCTATATTGGAATGGATGACGACATAGATGGGATCAAAGGTAAATCTTTTCTTGAGTTAATTAGAGATGCGCATCAGATGCTTGGGACAAGACGTGGAGGACTATGGGGTATCTTACCCAAAGACGACGCCAGATGCTTCAAGGATGACACCACAGATCATTTATCTTTCATCATTGGCTGTTTCTTTGTTTGTCGTAATCATAAAGACATACTTCTGGAAGGCCTGTGTGAGACAGATGACTACGAGCGCACCATCCTCTACTTCCTCAGATACGGCTGCGTCTTCAGATACAGGGGCGCAGGAATTAAAACAAAATATCTTGGCACATCAGGAGGCCAAGGGGGGTCCCTTGAGCGAAAGGTCCAAGCAGTCCAATTTCTCTTGGAAAGATATCCAGGGATCTGTAGGTTTAGAGATAAGAAGGGCGAACCAGACATACTTTTAAATTGGAGATATAATCCATGACAGTAGTATATGGAATTACCCGAGTTAGATGCTTCAGCGTTCCAGCCTCTAGTGGAACACTTGAGCAAACACAACATACCGATCAACAAGTATAGAAAGGGAGTAGGTATTGGCCGCTCTCAGTGCTTTGGAATGGTCAGGAAGCGCTCCTTGGCTCCAGATCTCTCCAGATGCTCTTGGATGGATCCACGGCTCCACTATCTCTTGATGAAATTTGCTCTCATGTATCTTCCTCCTGACTTTACCTTTACCTCTATCCAAGTGAATGACAGCTACATGTGTGAGGCACACTTTGACAAGCACAACAGAGGTAATTCCTATATAGTGGCCTTCGGCTCTTATACTGGAGGAGAGTTAGTCTTAAAGGAGAAGGGGCCAAGTGGTCAGCGCAGCACACCTGAGGACAAGGAATACAATATCAGACACAGACCGATGCTCTTTGATGGCAGCCAGATTGAACATTATACCAAAGAGTTTCAGGGGCGCAGATGGTCGATCGTCTATCACACTCTGGTGCCTCCTCCTAAGTTTCCCATGATCAGACGGCTAGAGGACTATGAGGCAGTATCCAAGGATGGCCAGTGGGTCATTGCATGGCACAAAGATGGAGAACCAACAGTCTATCTGAGCAAGAAGAATGGCCTAGCTCATCCTCTCAAAGGAAGAACAAAAAAGATTGTGGAAAAACCAGAGATAGTCTATGATCTGAGATTGACGGCAGCCCAGAATTTGATGTTGAACTCAAGGGATCCCCAGACACTCCAGGATTGATCCATAGCCCTCCTCTTTAAAGTTATCCATAATTGTTCCATAAAGTTCTTGATTTTCAGATTTGACAAATCTAATCCAGAACTTGAGAGCATCCAGGAATTCATCTGCTTTCTCATTCTTGCCGTCTGCCTCAAAGAGATCATCTGTCAATTTGGCTATCTGTTTCTTGAGTTTCTCAATCTCACCAGAGTTCACAGGAGGTGGAGGGGGTGTAGGCACAGAGGGGGGAGCCTTGGCCTCTGGAACGAAAGTTTGTTTCAGAGCATTCTTAAAATACTGGACATTCTGTTTCATATTCTCCTCAGAGCAAACGTGTCCCTTGATTGTCTCACCTATATGCTTACAAGGGATACAAACAATATAATACTTGCTCTTACCAGTGAGGGAGACAGGAGGGAGGAAATCACGTAGATGAGATTTCTTGCCTTGATCATACTCAGCAATCCAGCGTTCAATAATCCCTCTTGCCCTTAGGATACCATTCTGGATTTCAGAGAGATGCCTCTTGCTAAAGAGATGCTTTTGCTTTGCTGAATGAAAGATTGTCTTTGAGCAGAGGAAACAAGAGTAATCCCCAGGCATACCTTTATACAAGGAATACAG